TAGCCATTGAGCGACCTCCCGAGCTCCTGGATGCCGCTTCGGACCCATGGGAGCAGTTCGTGGGCAGGCTTGCGCGTCATGGTGCAGGCGATGCAGGAAAGCAGCCACTCGCAACGCTCGAGCGTGGTGAACTCGGTCGCGGCAATGTTGCCGGGCATCGTCATTCGGGTGGCCTCGTCTCCGTTGCGCCAGCGCCGCCGTTCGGCGGCTGAGTAGGGCGCTTCTTCGTGACCTCCGAGAGCAGCCAGTCGGACAGTTCCGCCCGCAGCCGGCCGAGGTCGGTAGCGTCGGCCACAAACGCCGATCCGTCTTCGCATTGAAGGTTTGAAGCGAACCACCACCGATCCGCGCTTGCACGGAGGTAGTCCTCCATGGTGGCCTCGCGGACCAGCACGACGCCAAGCTCGGCATGCTCGACGCGCCGCGTCTTGGCAAAGAGATGGGTCAGGTCCCGCGGCATCAGGCTTCGTCCAGGGACAGGGACCAAATGCCGGGCCCGGTGCCATCGTCGGTGCGCGAAGCGCTAGTGATGTGCCCGGTGATCGTGTATGCGACCGAACCTTGGTCGGTGTAGGTCAGCACGACGCTTCGGTTGACAGCATCTGCCAGGCTGGTCGGGTAGATGTGCGTCCGGAGGCTGTTGTCGGTCGTGCTGTCCTGGGCGAGCATCTCAAACGTCGCCGTCCTGCGGATGCGACCGGGCGCACGCTTCTCGCGGAAGTCGCTGAGCTGGGTCACGTCGAGCGATGCGCGCTCGAACGACACCGATACATTCCGCACCGGGAACGTAGATGCGCCGCCGCCATTGAAGTTGAGCGTCCCTGTTCCGCCGAATCCGATGATCGTTGCCATGGCTTAGCCTTCTCTCACTTGCATCGTGAGCGAAATGGTGATGGTTCTTTCGGCGTCCTGCTGCCCATCGTCGGGCGACTCGGCACCGGTTGCAAAGCTGATCGTTTCGACGCCGATGCGGCATGAGCTCGACGGCGTGGTCGGCGTGAAATTGGGGTTCGCGCTGAAGTACGCGCCGATGAAATCGGCGATAGTTGCGATCTCGAGCAGATTGTCGCCGATGATCGTGATGGTGGCCTCGACTGCCCAATGCCCCGAGAACGTGCCTGGATGATGCTGCACGGGCGTGCAGGTGCAGTCGTAGACGGCGACAGGCGTCGGCGTTCCGGCCACACGCATGGACGCATTGAGCGGCGGGACAGGAGCCGCCGAGGCGCAGGCAGCGCTGGCATAGTCCACGAACGACGTGAGCGCGTCGTAGTAGCTCATGACAGCGCCTTTCGAGCTTCGATAATAATCTGATCGGCGACCGCCTCAAACATGGCCTGCGCCGATCGACGGGCCCACCGGAGCGAGCGGTACGAGCCCGGAACGCGCTTGCCGCTGGCTTTGTGCCGGAAACCGCCCTCGAGCAAATGCCAGATCTTCTGCCGATGGCGGGCCCGTTTGGCCGCGTAATCGACGCCGATCTCGAACATGAGTCGCGCACCGGGCCCCGCGCCCATGCGCTTCGGACCGTCGAGCTTGACGGCCGAAGCGATGGCGCGACGGTGGATGCCGGTTCCGTCGTAGTTGGCCGTACGCCACACCGTCGCAAGGGTCTTGATGTATGGCTTGGTGGCCGTGCGGATGGCCCGCCGGCGTACGTTCTCGGCGACGCGGGCAGGCAGGCGCTCGAGCAGCCTGGCGGCCTCGACCTTGTTGACCGTGACCTTTACCTTGGTGCCGAGGCGGGCCCCGGCGGATGGGCCGCGGATCATGGCACCACCTCGGTGGCTTCGATCTCGAGGCGGCGCTGGCGGCCGTCGCGGTCCCAACAGCCTCGAAGGTTGAAATAGCGCGTCGTGCCGCGGTCCACCCACTTCAGCCGGCTGCGGGTCGTGACGTCAGGATGCCAGGCGGCGAGGATGCGCCAGTCGGTGCGGATGGCGGGCCCGCCGTCATCGACCACGTCGTTCGTCTGCATCTGCTCGGCATGGCAAGCAATGACCACGACATCCGACCACGTTTCCGCCGCCTGGCCGAGAGAATCCGTCGTGACGCTGCGATTTTGCACCGTCATGGCGTAGCGCAGCATTCCGGACGGGACGTGCGCCATTACCCAATCCCCTTCCCCATCATGGCCGAGATGCGATCCCAGTAGTCACTCGACAGCGTGACCGTATCGTCGCCGCGGCTCGCAACGTGTTGCGTGACACGCTGTAACAGCGCCATTTCAAGGAGCGGGTTCAGCGTGTTTGACCCGCAGCTTACGGTAATGATGAGCGGGTACGAGAGATCGTCCTCGTCCAGGCTCGCATACTGGAGCCCGTTGATGGTGACCAGCGTCAGGTTGATCGTGGCCGAATTGTCATCGACGCACGTCGCAGCCGTCGCCGGCTGCCGGGAGAGAAGTACAAGCTTCTCCGTGTTCGTTGGCTCCACGCCGACGTACTGCGTCCGGCTGACCGGATCGACCACCCAGCCGGTGCGCTCCTCGAGCTCGCGCACGGCCGCCTCCCAGGCGATGCCGATGGCGGGATCGTCCTCGGTGTGAGGGATGCGAGCCCAGGCGCGGAACTTGGCAAGGTCCAGGGGCATCGTGCTCCTTCAAGCAGGGGCGTCGGGGTGCAGCCCGACGCCCCTGCCGATGGGAGGAGAAGAACCGTCAGGCGTTGGTGACCTGGAGCTGCACGAGCGACTTCACGCGGGTGAAGGCCGAGTTCGCGAACGCCATGCCCTGGAAGATCACGCGGGCCGAGCTGGCCGCGGTGATCTCGTCGCGGATCATGCCGATGCCGCCCCACTCGCGCACGGAGAATCCGTCGCGGATGTTGCCGAGGACCGCGATCACGTTCTTGCCGCCAGCCGACGTGACAGGCACCGGCGTGTACTCGGTGACGTACACCGGGAGGCCCATGAGCGTGAACGGAGCAGCGCCGACGAGCGCCGCGTCAGCCGACGGAACGAAGATCGGCACACCGTTGACCACGATGCCCGCGATGGTTGCGTAGACGTCCTGCGGGAGAATCCACGCCGCCGAGCCCCAGTACGCCGCCGGGAGCTTCGTGTAGCGCATTTCGGACAGCTTCGCGACCGTTGCGCCGGCCGTGATGGCCAGGGCGCGGCTCGTGCCCGTCGAGGTCGCCGTCGTGATATGCACGTTGGCGTTCACGTTAAAGATGCCCGTGGGCGCGTTCGTGCCGGTGCCGCCGACATAGCCCCATTCGAGGTTCTTCGAGAGCTGGCGCTGGAGCGTGTCCATCACCTCGGCCTCGATGTCGAAATTGGCCTGCCGGATCAGCTGCTGGCTCACCTGCGTGAACGGGATGCACGGAACCGGCGCGATCGGCACCTCGGTGAAACCGGGGTCGATCGAGGTCCGGGCCGTGGTGCCCGTGTCAGGCTGCGTCCACGCCGAGGTGTAGCCGGCCGTCTCGAGGTTGTTGTAGCGCAGCGTCGGGTAGCCCTGGACGCCCGTGCGGATGTCCGCGAGGTTGCGGACCACCGTGTTCGCGTCGAGGTACTTCAGGATGCCGTCCTCGTACAGCTTCGGGATGAGGATGCTGCTCGAAGCGGTCGAGATGATTTCGCGCTGTTCCGGCGCACGGCCGCCCTTCAGGTACCCGAGGAACTGCTCGCGGTACTCGGTCGAGGAACGCCAGTCCTCGGCCTTCTCGCGGTTCTCCTTGCCGACCTTGGCGAGCACGGTGTGGCTCGCGAACTTCTCGCGCAGCTCGGCCGCGGACCGCTTCTGGTTGAGGTCCTTGAGCTCGTCCATCAGCTCGGTGGCGCGGGCCTCCTGCTCGGCGCTGATCTCGTCGTGAGCGAGAATGCCGTTGACTTCCGCCTCAATCGCCTTGCGGCGCTCGATGATTTCTGCCTGCTTCATAGTGTGATGCTCCGATACCGCAGACGAAGCCGGGCAAGTGCGCGGCTGTAGGTGCGAGCTTCGGCGGCCGTCTGCGGGTACGCGCCGGATTCGACAATGGAAACCTCCCGGAGATCGACGTCCAGGAG